ATCTTAGCTGTGGTTAAACCTATGATTGAAGAACAAGTTAATTCTTTACTTGCTATTATCGCAGACTTGAAGAACCAAGTTGAAGAGCGTATAATGGAAAAAGAAGAAGAAGAAGAAGTTATCGAAGAGGTTAAAATGTCTGCATTCGATAAATTCAAAGCATTTCGTAATACTTTTAAAAACCAATAAAAATGAATCGTAAATTAAAATTCGACTTAGACGTTGAAACTAACGCACTTTTGTGTGCGAATCCTGAAGAGTTTTACTCTCGCGCTTATTTAACTGATACTACTGCGGATAACTTCCGTACACTTCCAGGTATCAAGTCAGCTACTAAATTAGCTAACGTAACTTTCGGTAACATCTTACAAGCATCTACTTGTAACTTCTCTGCTCCGACTGATACATTGAACGCTATCGACATCGATGTATGTCCTTTGTCAGCTATGGCACAAATTTGTCAGTTTGACCTTGAGCAATCTTTCTTAGCTTTACAAATGGCTAAAGGTTCTAACGGAGATTTTACTGTTGCTTCTTTTATGTCTTACTATTGGGACACTATGTCTAAGCAAATTGGTGAAGACGTTGAGTTATTGAGATGGCAAGGTGACACTACATCTGAAAGTGCTATCCTTTCTTTGTGTGATGGTCATTTGAAGAAACTTTGTGCTGACGCTGACGTAGTAGGTCAATACGGAGGTGCTGTTACTTCTTCTAACGTACTTTCTACGCTTGAAGGTGTTTGGGCTGCTGCTCCATCTACAATCAAATTCAAAAAAGGAGATTTAAGATTTTATGTTTCTGCTAACGTTGCTCAAGCTTACGAATTGGCTGCTGCTTCAGGAAACACTCAAACTTATGTAACTCTTCCTTTAGGATTGACTTTCTTAGGTATTCAAATGGTAGTTGCTGAAGGTATGCCGGATAACACTATCGTGTTGACTTTGAAAAACAACCTTATCTACGCATTTGATGCTGAAGGTGATGCTAAAGCATTGAAAGCTGTTAACCTTTCTGACACAGTTGCTGAGCCGTACATCCGTACAAGAGCGAACTTGAAAGTAGGTTTTTACCATACAAATCCATCTGAAATCGTAGTTTATAACGTTTGTTTCGATTAATAAACATTATTTCATAGGTAAGGGGTGGTGACTAATCGCCACCCTTTTTTTTGAAACTTTAAAAAATAAAATATATGTCTTGCGCAACATTACAAACAATCACAAAATCGTGCGACAATAATTCCGGAGGAATTTACACGTTGTACGTAAACCAACAAGATAATATCGCATCTATTACAACTGACGAAACAGGGACTAATTGGATTGTTGATGGTATCACTTTAACTGACCCTTTAGATGTATTCGTTCCTATCGAATTTAGAAGAAACGTAGGTTCTTATACTGAAGAAGCAAACATCGACTTAATCAATGGTTCTTCTTACGTTACTCAAACTATCAACTTAATGTTGCATAGACGTGACCAAGAGAAATCAAAAGCTATTAAAGTGATGGGTGCTGGTCAACAATACTTAGCTGTAATCGTAGGTGATGCAAATGGTAAGTTTTGGTACTTCCCGTATATGCAAGTTACTGCGGTAGGTGAAGGTTCAGGTACTACTCGTGCGGATGGTTCAAAGTATTCTTTGACTCTTACTGCTGAGAATGAATTTTTAGCTTACGAGGTTGACTCTACAATTATAGCGGGTCTATTGTAATCTGTTTTCTATCCATAATTAGCCACTCTTTTTAGGGTGGCTTTTTTGTTTTAAACAAATACAAGAATATACTTATAATATAGTTATATGATTTACTTAGAAAAAGGGCAAATAAACACATTTGTGTTGACTTTAACTGAAGTAACTACGTATAGTAGTCCCTTTTATTTATTTGTGTTTGAGAACGAATTTAACACGGCTGTAGAGCCTATCTTATGGGCGGGTGTAGACTCTTCACCTTATCCGGAAAGATACAATTTATTTACTTTAGAAGAAGGAGTAGACGTAGACTTTGTTAAAGGTCAATATACATATAGCGTTTACGAAAGTGACGAAGCTATAATAGTAGACGAAAACACGAATGTAAACGATTACAATTTAATAGAAGAAGGTAGAATGGTAGTAGCGGGAGTAGTAACTAATTCAATATACGACTAATGGCGTGGTATAACATATTTAAAAAAGAAGAAAGTAAACCCGAAGTAGTAGAGGGTTATCAATCATTTAGCACACCTTTTGGTAAGGTAGGCGGTGCAAACTTGTCGTTACCTTATGTAAACGGAAGATATCAAATATCTGGATACATTCCATTTGGTCAGGATAACCTTTTCCCTCAGCTATTGACGCAACTCTACTTTACAAGTCCGCTTCACGGAGCAATCGTGGATTATAAAGCAAACGCAGTAGTTGGAGGAGGTTCTACTATCAAAACTGACAAGCTAACAAACGAGGAGAAGTTAGAATTGTATACGTGGGAACGTAAAATGAAACTTAAAAAGAGTGAATTAGCCGTTACTAAACAGCTTATTTTGCATAATAGAGTTTACTTTAAGCTATATTTTGACGAAAAAGGTAGGTTTAAAAAGGCGGAAAATATCTATCCGGATAAAGTTCGTGTGAGTAGAGATAAATGTTACTACTTTATTTGTGAAGATTGGGCATCTCGTATTGACGTAGAAACAATTAAGCCTTATTCACCTTCGTGTACGGATAAAATACAGCTATTTGTTTACGAAATGCACTCCGAAGGACAAGATTACTACGCATTACCTACCTATACAAGTGCGTTAAACTTTGCTTTCTTGAGTGGAGAGTTAAGTTATTTCGCTAAAGCTAACATTCAGAACTCTATATTTCCGTCTTTTGCTATGATGTTCCCTAAACGACCACAAAGTGAAGAAGAAAAGCATATGATTCGTGAAACGATAGACAAATTGAAAGGTGCATCGAATGCCGGGAAAGCTGTTGCGTTTTTTGCTAACGCTCCAGAGCAGTTGCCAAGTATTGAAAGTCTACCGACAAATAACAACGACAAACTATTCAAAGAATCAAGCGAATTAAACACGGAACAAATATGTTTCGCACATACTATAGACCCCATCTTAATGGGTATTAGAACAACCGGTGCTTTAGGTAATGGTTCTGATATCAAACAGGCTTATATAATATTTGAGAAAAACGTAGTGATGCCGTTAAGACATGTCGTAGAAGATATCTTTAATGAGTTGCTACACATCTCTAAAATTACTGCCGAATATAAAATCAATAATTTCCAAATAATAAACGAAACTATTGTAGAGGTAGAAGAAAGCGCAAGTAAAACACAAGACGCGTTAAATGCGATGTCACCACTTGTAGCTACGAAAGTTTTAAACTCTATGACTGAGAATGAAATTCGTGCTTTAGCATCTTTGCCACCGATTGAAGGAGGAGATACTCCACTTAGTAGAATACAACCTAATACTGCTGAATAATGATTTACTTCATAACTGAAACCTACTTAAAGACGAACACTCCTATAACTGCAAACGTTGATGTAACAGACGTTACTCCATACGTAAAGACACAGAGTGATTTAAGAATACAACCTATTTTAGGGACTTATTTTTACAACTATTTATTAGCACAGTATAACGCTCAAACGCTTAATCCTGACGAAGAGTTATTAGTAGCTAAAATACAACCTTGTATCGCGTGGTATAGCGCAGTAGATGCGGTGTTTGGTTTGTCTTACCAGCTTAAAAATAAAGGTTTACAGCAACAAAACGGAGATTATTCTACGAGTGTAAGTAGAGCGGAAGTAGCTTTCGGTATGGAACACTACGAAGAAAAGGCTGCATTCTACGAAAGACGTTTGAGAGAGTGGCTTAAAGAACAAGTAAAAGCTAATCACGATGTATTCCCGGAGTTTGTTAGTTCATTAAATACGGACTCAGATATGAAGCCATTAAAAGACGAAGACCAAAACGGATATAACATCGGAATTTTGATAATATGAAGACTAAGTTACTTTTAATTTGTTCGTCTTTTCTTGCGGTGTTATCGCCTATTAAACCACTTATTTACGTGGCTATTTTAGCAATACTTTTAGACACAGGGTTTGGTATTTGGAGAAGTGTAAAGAAAAACGGATACGCTTCGTTTAGGTCGCGTAAATTATCGCATACAATAAGTAAGACGTTTCTTTATTCGTTAGCTATTGTATTCGTGTTTTTCGTGGAGAAATACATAGCTGCTGATTTAGTAGCACACTTCATAGCTATAGAATTAATTTTAACGAAAGCTGTAGCGTTATTCTGCGTGTTTACGGAAGTTATTTCTATCAATGAATCATATCAATCGGTTACAGGAAGAAACATTCTTAAATCGCTTAAATCATTCGTCTTACGAGCCAAAGAAGAAGCTGACAAAATAAAAGAATAATGGATACTACTAAAATAGTTCAACAACGTTTACCTGAATCGCAGTTTATTAGCGAAAACACGGAAAAAAAACAAATCTATTTACATCACACAGCGGGTAATAAAAACCCTATCGCTACAATCAAAGGATGGGAATCTAATAAAGAGCGTGTAGCTACTGCATTTGTTATAGGATATGAAGGCACGATAGCACAAGCGTTTAGTTCAAGAGATTGGGCGTGGCACTTAGGTGTAAAAGATAGCGTGTTTAAAGGTCAAGGGTTGCCGTATAAGAACTTAGATAAGTATTCCGTAGGTATAGAGTTAACTAATTGGGCTTACTTGGTAGAAAAAGGCGGAAAATACTATAACTATGTAGGTGGTGTAGTAGATAAATCTGAGGTTACCTGGTTAGAGAAACCATTTAAGAACCATAAAACGTGGCACAAGTATAGCGATAGACAAATAGAATCATTGAGAGAGCTTCTTATTTATTTAGGAGAAACTTACGGAGTGAACTTAAAATACAATGAAGATATTTGGGCGTTAAATAAAAGAGCATTAAAAGGAGAAAACGGAGTATTTACACACAATTCAGTTAGAGTAGATAAGTCGGATGTTTACCCTTGTCCGAGATTAATTCAAATGTTAAAAGGCTTATGAGGTATTTAATTCTATTCGTGTTTTTGTATTCCTGTAGTGCGGAATATCACTTAAACAAAGCAATTAAAAAAGGCTACAAATGTGAAGAAACAGGGGACACGATTAGAATTACTACCATAGATTCTATTCCGTATATTGTAAACGACACAATTATGTGGGAAAAGATAATAACGTCAAAGGATACTGTTATCCGATATAAGAAAGTGTACGTTCCTAAAACAAAGTGGCAAGTAAAAACCGAATTGAAGTTTCAACGTGACACTATTAGAATAAAAGAAAAGACTAAACAAGCTGAAGCAAAAGCAGAAGCTAAGTCTAAAAAAAGACCTAACCTAAATTTTCTATTTATAGGGATATTTGTTGGTTTCGCTTTATCTTACTTACTTCGTAGAGTAGACTCAAAAATTAACTTATGAATTTAATAAAACACGCTAAGAACATACACGAGTTACGTGTAGATGGTACGTCTTTCCGTATGGGTATGTTTTCAGACATCCATTGGGACAATCCAAAATGTGATTGGAACTTACTAAAACACGATTTAGACTATTGTTTAAAGAATGAAATTCCTATAATGTTTAATGGCGATACTTTTTGTTTAATGCAAGGTGCTTATGACTTCCGTAAAGTAAAGAACGATATAAGACCCGAACACAATAACGCAAGGTACTTCGATTCTATCGTAGAAACTGCTGTAGATTTCTTTCTTCCGTATGCTAATTTAATGACAGTTATCGGATATGGTAACCACGAAACAGGTATTATAAAAAGACACGAAACGGATATTTTACAAAGATTTGTTACCTTACTAAACTACAAAGCTGGTAGTAATGTAATGACAGGAGGTTACGGTGGATGGTTTATAGTAAACCAAGTTGTACGTGCAAATACACGAATGACTACAAAAATAAAGTACTTTCACGGAAGTGGTGGCGGTGGATTAGTTACTAAAGGCGCATTGAACTTAACTCGTGCTATGGAATCCTACGAAGGTTATGACGTGTTTACTATGGGGCATATACACGAAAATTCAGCGCGTAACGATGTCCGTGATTCGATAAGTTTTCACGCTACTAAAGGATATTACTTTAACCATAAGCAAATACATTCAATGATTACAGGAACGTACAAAGAAGAGTATATGGATGGCGCATATGGATGGCACGTAGAACGTGGCGCACCTATGAAACCTGTAGGAGGTAGGATATTAACGATTGAATATGCACGTTTAAAAGGCGAAAATACAGATAGTGCTATAAGAAATATTGATAGTATGAAATTTCCTTTGTAGATTTGTACTTTCATAATGTGTTAATTAGGGGGTCATTGACCCCTTTTTTTATGCGCAAAAAAAAATAATTTAAAATTTTTTGCTAAAAATGTTTGTAGT